CACGAGTCAAGCTCATCCTTCGTCAGGCCATAGACGCGGTACATCATGCAGTAAGTCTCAATGGTTGGCTGGTAGGTGCATCCATCTCCACCCAGCTCGCCAATGAGCGACCCGTCACTCACGATCATCCTCTCGTCTACGGAGCTAAGGGGCGACGTCCCTTGTGTAAGCTCCAGCATGCGGCGGACAAGGGTGCGGAGAACGGGTATGAAACTGGTGCCGACTTGCAGCCCCAAACACACCCCACGCACCCATGCCCGTGCCTTCGCCCCCCGATACTGGGTACGGGAGTAGAAGGTTTTCGCCAGGACCCTCCCCGGCTTGGGACCGAAGATGTATCCGTGGGAGACGGGATAGAACCTACCGGAGCAGAACTCCACATCCCATTCGTCACGGACGTTGACCTCGATCTTGTGTCCCGCATACTTGCCATTGTCCACCACAGCATTCGCCACATCGCAATCGCCATCGACAACGGTCATAACTATGCCGTCGTCACCCATGACAATCGCGCGCAGCGGGTACTCCCAGGCGTCACGCAACACACCAAACAAATGAATCATAAGCCGCACTACGATGCAATAGTGCAGAAACGTGTTTCCATTTGTCGTGTCGCCATCCCCGGACTGAACGGTCCCCTCGACGGAGAGGGAGAAACCACGTCGGGTCTTGGCCGTGCGTTTAGCACCTTGGAAGCCCCATCGCTGGGCCTCCTGCCCCCCCCTGGCAGCAACGACGGCATGGAATATGGTGCTCAGAGGCAACATCATCCCATACACGAAGGCCAGGAAGCAGAGGGCGGAGGGGTGCACCCGCATGTCCCAGCGGGCGGCATCGTCCTCAATGATCACCAGCTTCTTCCCCGGCGAAAGCCGGGTGCGCAGAAAACCAAGGGACTCACCAAACCACTTGCCCAAACTCTCGGCGGTCATACCCGGTGCGTAAACAACGGGCCCGCCGTCCTGCAGGGCAGCACGAAAGGCTTTGTGAATCCCCAGCGTCTCGGGGCCGGTCGTGACCTTCACAGGCCCCGACCTACCCTGAATGAGCCGGGGGTCTTTTGCGCTGGCATCAACACCGAAGACGGTATGGCCGACGCTGTTCTCCTGCTTGATGAACGCCTGCCCACGCATTGGTATGCGCTGGAAGGTGTCATACCACGCTTTGACCTGGTGTAGTCTCAGCGCGGCAGGAAAACGGCTTGCCCACTCGTCGAAATCGACGGGCGCGAACTCGGCGCTGCCCGCACCCGGGTGTGGGAGCGCACCTGGCGCGAAGCGGTCCATGAAGAGGAAAGGGACAGTCCGAAGACAGCCCCACATCTCCTCCCAGTACTGAGCCACAGAGAAATACGGAGAAACACTGTACCTCTGCTCCAGAACGGTGGGTTCGGGACAAACCCTAACATCACCGTCCCGGTCGTACTCCTCCTCCTCCTCGGGCGTGTACTCAGACCACTCCGTGACACCTACTGCACGGCCCATGACAGCAGCACGCTCATTGCATGTGCACGAGCGGAAAATGC